CAGGCGATCAAGACCGACTTGGAACTTGGATTAGTCAGCAAGCAGACTGCTTCTGGTTTACGCGGCTACACGTGGGCGGATGAAGAGGAGCGCATAAAAGGCGACCAGACTTCGGGTGACAATCTTGGTGCTGCCCTATTGAGAACGTTTAGTCAAGGCGGGTGACGATGAATTGTGGCATTTACTGCATAACCAACACTGTGAACGGGCACAAGTATGTCGGCTCGTCTGCGGACATTGAAAAGAGATGGAGCAAACACCTTTGGCTTCTGAATAATGACAGGCATGTATCTCCACATATGCAAAACGCATGGAACAAGTACGGCGCAGATTGTTTTGAGTTTTCGGTGATTGAGCATTGCAAAACAGAACAACTACTCGAACGTGAACAATTTTATATTGACTGTGAGAAACCCGTTTATAACGTTTGCCCAACAGCCGGGAGTTGCTTGGGTCTTAAGCGTTCTGATGAATTTAGACGCAAGATGAGCGAGTATGCGTCAAATCGTCCCGAAGAACACATCCGCAAATTAAGCGAGGCTACTAAACGTCAATGGGCAGAAAGAGGCGATGATTACCATCTTGGGTATAAGCACACCGAGGAACGTAAGCGCAAAATAAGCGAAGCAAAATTTAAGTATTGGGCAGACCGAAAAGCAAAAGAAGCCCAGATGCAGACACAACTGGAAGTCGCCTAATGCCAACAGCAATTGACATAGCGATTGCGTTCAAGGCGGCGATTGACCGGCAAGACGCGGCTGCATTATCGAGGCTTGCGAAGACGTACAACGGACTTTACAAGCGGTTATTGCCGAAGATGGACTCGCTTGTTCTGGCAATGAGCAAACTTGATAAGCCAACGAACGGACAGATCCACCGGCTTGCGCAATACAAGTCATTGATGAGTTCGGTTGAAGACGAGTTGAAAAAGTACGCGGCTTATACCGAGTTAGAGATACGAGCCGAAACCAGGGCGGCTGCTGATCTTGCGGTGAAACAATCACAGGCGTATATGGCTCAATTCGGGCTGTCAATGGCGCAACGTGTACCAACCGATGCCTTGATTAATATGCTGGGGTTCTTGAGCGAGGATAGCCCGTTATGGAAACGTCTGACTCTTTACAGCGCGGAGCACACGATGAGACTGGCAGACGCGCTCACAGAAGGTATTGCATTCGGCTACAACCCTGTCAAAGTTGCCAAAACGTTTGAGCGGATTATGGGCGGTGGTTTGACAGATGCAATGCGAATGACACGAACCTCGATGCTCTACGCTCACAGGGAGGCAAGCAGGGCACAGTACATAGCGAACGCGGACATTATTGACGGGTGGACATGGTGGAGTTCGAGGGATGCCAGTACTTGTTTGGCTTGCCTATCACAGCACGGCAAGGTGTTTCCGTTGAGCGAGCGAATGAGCGGACATTACAACTGCCGGTGCACTTCACTGCCGCATATAACCAGGTGGAGTGAGGCCAATCAATCAGGCGAAGACTGGTTCAAAGAGCAACCAGAAGCGATGCAGAAACAGATGATGGGGGCGCAAACGTGGGATGCCTGGCAAGGTGGGGCGTTCAAGTTTGACGAGTTTGCGACCCACAAACACGATGACATATACGGCGACATGTTGAGCAAAAAGCCGTTATGGGAATTATTGGGCGCAGAGCCGCCATATACAAAATAATTGAGCCGCGAGAGCGGAAACTACGGAGGATTAAATGCCAAAAAACGAAGACCCTAAAAGCGAGATGCTTGACGCAGAGGCACAGGTTGCCGATGTAGCGGTTGACGAAAAACAGCCTGAGACTTTTGACGAACAACGCGCAATGGAGCTCATTCGCAAACAGCGTGAAGAGTTGAAACAGGCGAAAAAGGAAGCGGCTGAACTGGAACGCTATCGCAAAGCGGAAGAGGCTCGCAAACAAGCGGAGATGTCAGAGACAGAACGCTTGAAGGCAGAACTTGACCAAATGCGAGGTGAATTGAAGGTGAAAGCCGTGCGCACAATGCAAATTGAGGTGGCGGCAAAACTGGGATTACCAACCGCATTATCTGACAGGCTTCATGGCGAGACGCTGGAAGAGATGGAAGAGGATGCAAAGGCAATTTTGGAACTGCTGCCCAAACAAAAAGCCGCACCGAATGCAGGCGCAACCAACCCGGGTGAGCAAGCCTCGAAAGAGGAAACGCGTGCACAAAAGCTAACGCGGCTAACCGGTGGTGAAGTTGACATCTGGAAGGGCGGCGGAATCAACTGGGGTCCAGACAACCCCTTGTAAGGAGTAATACATTATGCCCGCATCAACTTATGATGACATCAAAACTTTGGTCGCAAACGTTTACGAACTTGCGCTGTTTACCGCGCAGGAAGGCAACGTACTCGCACCGTTAGTCACAACTTTCGGCGACTATCAGGGTCTTGCACCCCGCGTCTACGGCGAATACAGCGGCGGCACTTTTAGTTCAATCGCTGGCACTGTGGATATGACCGCTTCAACCTTCAGCGCGACCGCTGGGGGCACAATCACGCCTTCAACCTATGGGCAGCAGATCTCGTTGACTATGAACCGCATCAAGAGCGATCCTGCCGGCGCACAACGTGACGCAGGTCGTTATCTTGGTGAAACCGCTGCCGCCCACATTGACACCAACCTTGCTGGCACTTTTTCCGGCTTGACCGGCGGCACCGTTGGCACTGCTGGCGGCACATTGACTTGGGCAAACATCTTCAACGCACAAGCTATTATGCGCGGGAACAAAATCTACGGTCGTTACTCGGTCGCGCTCCACCCGATGCAATGGTATTACCTGACCAGTGCGTCAACTGGCGTGCCTACTCTCATGCAGAGCGAGGATCTGAAGAACCGCTTTATGAGCGGGTTTTACCAGGCGTCGCTTGACAACATGGACTTCTTCGTTGACGCGAACATCGCAGCTGGTACTGCATCAATTGGTGCAATGTTCAGCAAGGAAGCCCTTGCCCTTGACATTCGTCAGGGGTTCACCATCAACCCGCAATGGGATGCCTCATACGCCGGTGTCGGCGCATGGGAGCTCAACGCTTCAATGGTCTACGGCTTCGGCGTATATCGCCCGACCTACGGCGTACAGCTCAAGGGTAAAGCAACCTAAAAATTGACTTGATGGGCAAGGATAGAGCGTATACCTCGACAAACGGCATGCTCCACCGCTTCCTTGCCCTACTGGAGCGCAAGCTGGAGGCTTGAAAAAGACATGAGAATCAACTGGTTTAGCAATTCACCGGCAGCCTGCACTGGGTATGGTTGCCAAACAAAAACATTCACACCGCGTCTGGCGAAGTTATTGGACGGCGGTATCTCGATTACAGCATTCTACGGCGTACAAAGCGGTGTACTGAATATCAACGGGATCAAAGTCTATCCTGCATTCAAGCACCCGTACGGGCAAGACGTGATCGGAGCGCACGCTGTTTGGGATCAAGCGGATGCAGTAATAACTTTGCTCGATATTTTTGTAGTACAGCCAGAAAACATTCCGATGCCCTGGTTTCCGTGGTATCCGATTGATCACGAACCGATGCCGGACAACGTACTCGCATCGGCTCGCAAGGCGACCAAAGGTATTGTAATGAGCAAGTTTGGTAAGCGAATGGCAGAGCAAGCAGGACTTGACGTTTGGTATGTGCCGCACGGCGTGGATACAAAAATATTCAAACCGGTGGATAGAGTAGAAGCACGTGAGCACGTTGGCTGGGATCAGGACAAATTCATTGTCGGCATGGTCGCAGCGAATAAAGGAAACCCGTCACGAAAAGCGTTCTATGAGCAAATAGCCGCCTTTGCTGCCTTGCACGCCGCCCACCCTGACACGATGCTTTATTTGCACACCGATGATGGTACTCACGGCGGTGATGTTGTGAACCTCATCAAGTTTATCAACCGAATGGGATTGAAGATCGGTGAAGACGTAAAGATATGCGACCAATATATGTACGGGTTAGGCTTTCCTGACGAGTACATGGTTGACATATACAACGGGATGGATGTACTCACAAACGTTGCGCTGGGTGAAGGATTTGGCATTCCGATTCTCGAAGCGCAAGCCTGCGGAACGCCGGTGATTGTTGGCGACTGGACTTCGATGAGCGAGTTGTGTTTTGCGGGCTGGAAGGTGCTAAAAGAAGAAGCGCTGCCGGTCTATCACGACTACTTTGACGCGTTCCAATGGCAGGCGACCACAGCGGCAATCTACGACCGAATGGAGCAGGCATATGCAGCGAAGGGCGATTATGAGTTGCGCAATCAGGCAAGACGCGGCGCACTGCCATACGATGCCGATGATGTTACCAGACAGTACTGGAAGCCGGTATTGAAAGAGATGGAACAGATTATCAATGATAAAGGCTCTGTTAGTTTCGAGCAGGCGGTAAAAGCGTGAGCACACTGCATTTAGGCTGTGGTATCAGACCGCTCGAAGGCGCAATCAATCACGACCTCGAAAAACACTCTGATTTTGTGGATGTAGTTTGGGATTTAGACGTTACGCCCTGGCCGTGGCAGGACGAGGAATTTGACAAGATTATCGCGTTAGATGTGCTTGAGCACCTGAAGCGGGAAGTCTACGAATGGCTTGACGAATGCTGGCGGATATTGAAGCCAGGAGGACTACTCGTTATGCGCTTGCCCGCTTGGGATCACGAATGCGGGCATAGAGACCCAACACACCGGATGTTCTTCCACCCTGAAACGTTTGCTTACTGGGATAAACGTACTGAATGGCACAAAAACTATGGCTGGTATTACTACCGCAAAAGCAACAAATGGTGGGTGACTGAAACGGTTGAGCGGCGGGATGCCGGCGCAAACTGGTTCTACGTCTTGCGAAAAGAGGCGGAGGAATAAAAAATGGCACGAGCAGGAATGCAAACATTGATTGACACGGTGCGGGGGTACGCCAACGCCGCGACGGATGAGTGGACGGTCACAACCGATTCCAGCCTGGTTGAGTATTGGAGCGATGAAGAAATCCAGCGCGTGTTGGACCGGCACAAGACCGAGTACATTCACGAGCCGCTTGAACCGATCACCTCTTATTCGTCAGGCAGCGCGGTCATGTTGCGTTATAGCACCGGCGTTCACAACCTCGAAGGCGGTACGGAGTTCAAGGTCGAAGACGTGAGCGGTACTGTGACACCCGCTTCGATTGATTATGCGCGTGGCATTGTGACATTCGCGACCGACCAAAGCGGGAAATCCTACTGGTGGAGCGGGTATGAATATGACTTGCACGCCGCCGCTGCTGACATCTGGCGGATGAAAGCGTCTCACGTGGCAGGGCTGGTTGACTTCTCGACAGACGGGCACTCGATTAAGCGAAGTCAACAGGCGCAGCAATATCTGAATATGGCGCAATACTACCAACAGAGATCAACGACTGAGAGTGTCCAAACCGCGCGGATTGTGAGAGATGACCTATGAGCATTGGCTTGACCGTCAAAGAGTTGGCTCAAATGCGAGAGGACATCGAAGACTTGATGCCCAGTGTTTGTGACATTTTGAGCGTGGCTTACACCTCGGACGGCGAAGGTGGAATGAGCGA